CTCCGGCAAGACCCGCGTGATCACGGTCCGGATCGCGTATCTTATTGCAGAAAAAGGAGTTGCACCGCACAACATCCTCGCCGTTACTTTTACCAACAAGGCAGCGGGCGAGATGCGCGAGCGGGTCGAGAAGCTGCTTCACGGACAGCAGCTGCAGTCTGCTCCGCTGATAGCGACGTTTCACAGCCTTTGCGTCCGCATCTTGCGGCAGGACATCGAATCGCTCGACGAGGGCTACACGAAGTCGTTCACGATATATGACACTGACGATTCGCTGAAGGTGGTAAAGGCGTGCATCAAGGACCTCGGTTTTGACGAAAAGCAACTCAATCCGCGCAACGTCCGCAACGCCATCAGTGCGGCAAAGAACCGCGGCCATGATCCGCAGACGTATTTGGCACGCATCGACACCTACGATTCAAAACGCCAGCAGATCGCTACCGTTTATGAGCTTTACGAGAAGCGTTTGAAACTGGCGAATGCTCTTGATTTCGACGATCTGCTGATAGTTGCGGTCCGTCTGCTGAAACGCTGCGACGATGTCCGCGAGAAGTATAATGACCGCTTCAAATACATCCTCGTCGATGAATATCAGGACACGAACGCACTGCAGTTCGCCCTTATCGACCTGCTCACCGAGAAGCAGGAGAACGTTTGCGTTGTCGGCGACGACGCACAGAGCATCTACGGTTTTCGGCAGGCAGATATAAGGAATATTCTCGAATTCGAGAAGCATTTCAAGAACGCAAAGACCATTCTGCTTGAGCAAAATTACCGCTCGACGCAGACGATCCTCGACGCCGCAGACGCGATCATCAGCAACAACGTCAATCAGAAGAAAAAGAAGCTCTGGACGGCGAACGACGGCGGCGAAAGGCTGTTCTACTATCAGGCCTATGACGGCGACGGGGAAGCGAGATTCGTCGCGTCGCAGATCGATAAGATGATGGCACGCGACGACAAGCTGAAGTTCGCCGTGCTGTATCGGACCAATGCCCAATCACGCCTGTTCGAAGAGGCTCTGCGGCGTCAACGCATCGACTACAACATCGTCGGCGGATTTTCCTTCTACGAGCGTGCCGAGGTGAAGGACATCATCGCGTATCTCAAGGCAGCGATGAATCCATTCGACAACATCGCGATACTTCGCATCATAAACACGCCGCCGCGAGGCATCGGCAAGACGAGCCTGGAAGAACTTCAGCATTACGCAGCGCTCAGCGGCGGTTCGCTGTGGACCGCTCTTATCGCGATAACGGACAGAGATGTTCCCGCCGAGACAACTCTGACGCCGAGGGCACGTGAGGCGTTTCGCGGCTTCAAGGAAACGATGGACCGCCTGATCGCCAAGGTGAACGAGCCGCGTGCGTCCGAGCGGCACGTTACGGAGATCGTCATTGCAGCCATTGAGGAAACAGGCTACGGCAACGTTCTGCGGGCCGAAGACACAGAAGAGTCGATCGCAAGATTGGAAAACCTAGAGGAGCTCGCGAACGCAGCGGCCGACTATGACCGGCAGGAAGAGAACGGATTGCGGGATTTTGTGGATCACGCCGCACTTGCCTCGGATACCGACAAATACGACCGCGACGCGAAAGTAACGCTGATGACAGTTCATGCGGCGAAAGGGCTCGAGTTTCCTGTCGTCTTCCTGGCCGGGCTCGAGGACGGCATTTTTCCGCATTCACGTTCGGTACACGATCAGAAGGAGCTCGAAGAAGAGCGGCGGCTCGCCTATGTAGCGATCACTCGGGCCGAGAAGATGCTTTTCCTGACGCATGCGATGCGGCGGCGAACGTATGGCGACGAAGTTGCGGCGGAACCGTCGCAGTTCCTCAACGAACTGCCGCTGGAACTGATCGAGGACCTTTCGGACGGTTCGTCGTGGCTCTCGTATGCGCGGAGCGGGAGCACCATGGCAGCGAAGGCCGCCGTTTCCGCACTACGCGGAGAGCAGGAGCCGCCAAGGCCGCGCAACGTGTATACCGGAAAGACCTATAACAGCGCGGACGCCGTGGCAGAATTTTTCAAGATGCGGCAGGGCGGAGCGGCATCTCCCGATCCGCCACAGCCTCCGAAGGCATCGACACCGGCAACGACACCAATGGACAGGCTGAAAGCTTCGGCGTCACCGGAACCGAAACCGCGTTCCAACGGCATAGAGCCCGGAAAATACGTCATCCACGCAAAATACGGCCGCGGGCTCGTGCTCAGGCGTGAGGGAAGCGGCGACACTGCAAAGCTGACGGTCAGTTTTCCCGGCTTCGGCCAGAAGAAGCTGGTCGAAAAATTCGCGAACCTGCAGTTGGAACGTCCCTAGGCCGCCGGTTCTTTCCTCAGGCCCGTTATTGACGCTCAGCTTCTTCTTTGATGATCTTTGCGGCCCATTCGGTATTTGGGTAGCTGCGTTTGAGCAGAGCGATCATCTGATTCCGCAGTTCATAGTTCCCGCCGCAGCCCCATTTTGTAAAAAATCATATCATACTGTTAAGTGGGGCGTAGCGGGACATAGCGGGGCGGGGGCTTGGAAGTCCGCGGTTTTCAATGGTTTACGGTGATCGAGGCGGCAGGCTGAGTGGCGCAGAAGTTTTACTGAAGTTGGGAAGAATTCGGGTATTTTGATCCATATCTTTTACTGAAGCGGAAAAGCGGGTTGAAATACGTCTGAAAGGCCGATAAATACGCGTTCAAAATCGATTCAACGCTAGTTTAGACGTGCTCCGGGCGGGTGAAAAACGGGCGTTTTGTGCCCAATCCAAAGCGCGTCCTAAGCACGTTCCAAAGCGCGCCGGAGAGAATCCAAAGCGCGCCCAGCAAAATATTGAAAAATCAAAGGTTTACAGAGAATGACGAAAAGTCGGTGGTGAAATCCAAAGCGCGCCCTGATCTTTGGGAAAAGAGGCGATCGGAATCGATCCAAAGCGCGCTTTTGATCATTTAAGAATGGTCGAATGAGAGCGATCCAAAGCGCGCTTCTAGGAAGAGCAAAAGACCGGGAATTTGTGGAAAGGGCGGGGAAGCAGAAAGGTAGTTGGTCCGGCGGGTGGCGGAAGGTTACCGTGCAGATGATCGTTCGGCGATGCGGATCTTGTCGGCCTCGATCTCTTCAGGAGTAGCTTTTGGGGCGAGGGTTTGCTTGTCATAACGTGAACGATCGCGGCCAATCGCCGCATCTCGACGGCGCTCGTCCTCAGTTAGAACCCAGTTTCCCTGCGAGTCTTGCTTTGGCATAGGTGACTCCCTTAACTATCCGAGTAGAGATTATCTCAAAAGAATGGCCGCGTGCAAGCAAAAACTCAAACTCACGGGTCGCGAGAAAATTCTCAACATAGACGGCGTTGGTGCCCGGAGGGATGTCAAATTCCAAAATGAACGGCCGCAACCCTCTGTCTTTCGCATATCCGGCGAATTTTTCAGCGACGTTACGTAACGGAGATGTCGAGGCAAAACCCAATTCCTGAATAACATCTCCGGGTTTCCACATCTGCTGTCCCTTCTCGATCCCCATGCCGCGGTAGAGTTTAACGGGTTTCGTCACGCGACCTTTAGCAATAGCAGAATCGAGATGCCTTATGAAAGAATCGATCTCGTTCGTCGTCAATTTTCGGCGTCCGGGGTCCGGGCTTAAGCCGCGAAGGTGTCTGTTCAGATGTGAATAGGCATCGCTGCCGTATTGCCGAATCGTATCGACCTCTTCCTTAGTGATCGAGCGGTTGGAGACAGAGAATTGTTCGGTTGTGAATTTCTCCAACTCTGTCGAGGTGTGAAATTCTAACGGCCTTTCCGTTTGTCTCCTCACGCCGGAGGAGATGGCGTCGCCGAGGGATGCACGGCGGGGGATGCCGCGAAATTTGCCTGGGCGGAGAGAGACGGTGTCGCCGTCCACGACACCTTTTGACGGCAGGCCGGCGTCGTCGTATTCGACGGTGTCGATGCCGTTCGGTTTGGCGTGATCGTAACCTTTCGGGATGGACGGCAATGGGATGACCGTGCAGCGGCAGCCGAAATCCCACGGCGGATAGTATTGATCCCAGAACGGATGATCGGCCGGATAAGTGACGCCGTCGAGTGCACGGTGACTTGGGCGGGTTCGGTCGTCGCCGACGGCAGAGTATTCCCAGACCGGCAACACGTCGCGAACCTCGTCCATCGCAGCTCGACGACCGACGCCGTAGGCGACCATCATATTCGTTCGGACAATGGTCTCGAGACGACGATTCGAGAGGATCGCATGAGGACCGCCGTCGAGGATCGAGCGGAGACGTTTGACGATCTCGCGTTCGGGAATACCATTCTCAAGTGCGTTTAGTATCTCGGTGCGGAAACCCTCGATCATGTCGTCGCGATAGACACGCGAGACGGTGAAGGCTCCGGTACGAGCCTCGGCGTCGAGTCTATAAAACTCCTCCGGCGAGACGCTTCGTTTACGGCGGAAATAGTCGATAGCCTCCTGCGGCGGGACATCAAAGCGGAGGTCAATGGAGATCGGCGAATCGTCAGATGCGATGGTGGCGGCAGACTGGTCGCGTTCGTAAGGCTTCCATGTGGTGGAGCGTGTTCGTCGTCGGCGTTTTGTTTCCTCGTCGCGTTCGGAAAAGGCAATCTGAGATCTGAGATCTGTGATCTGAGTAAGAAAATTACGAGCGTAGCCAAGTCTGCTCAGTGTCTGAAGTATCTCGTCGCGAGCGGCGTCGAGGCCGAGCAGGTAGGATGCCAGTATCGCTTTTGAAAGCAGATCTTCAAAGAGCTGAAACTCTGTTGAGACGGCCGTGGTGATGGGGTCAACCACCCCGTAACCGGAAGCCATAACCACCCCTCGTTCGTAAGAGGGGGAGTCCAGCACGGAAATCACTCGTCGGAAAATCTGATCATAGACGGCCGCAATCTCCCGAAGCGATCCTTCTTCGAGCTCGACGGCGTGCCGGAGCCAGGTAGGTACTTTTTTTTTACGGCGACCTCGGCAAAATCGGTCATAGACATTTTCAACGGATCGCCGCCCGTCGGTGCTTCGGTGTGCGGGACAGCCGGCAGTCGGTCGTCGTCCGACCGCGGTTCTTCGATCTGAAGATCATCGCGTATCTGCTGTTTAGAGAGGTCGAGTCCGATATTCGTTCGGATAACGGCGTAACGCTTCGCCTTGCCGTCGAGATCTTCTTTGGGTTCGTATTCGATAGTCCATCTCGGAAGCGGTACGCCCGGACCGAAATTCAACCGGACGAGCGGCCGAATGATCTGGTAATTTACCGCCTGCATCAGAGCCTTGCAGTCGGCTTCGGAGATGCGGTCGGAAACCCGCTCATGAACCTCGCCGAGGGCCCGTGAACCGCCGCCGTCGCTGCCGCGGCTGGTCAAGGTCTGTCCGAGATAGATGCGCGAGATCTCGGCATTACAGAAATCATCCACGAGCTCCTTGTGAGATGAACCGATATTGCGGACCATCTCGTGGACCTCGATCTCGAACTTATCGGGCGTCGCCACCGCTGTTTCGTCATGTAGTGCAGCTGCAGCCGAGAGTGCGTCCTGCTGCTCTTTCGGTCCGGCCGAGGACGGATATTTGGCATGTACGACGCCGGTGCCTTTCTCCTGATAACGGAGCCACTGGCGGATCGAGCTGCGTTTGATCCACGACGGCCAGAAAGCCTTACGATCGACGGGATCGCCCCATCGATTGCCATAGCGTGGACGGAACGAAAACACGAAGAACTTGTCCTCGGGTAGCGGGCCGCCGACGGGCATGTCGGGAATGTTCACGCCGGAGCGGAGCTGTAATACGCCGGTTTGCGGATAGGCAAGAGAAGCCGTCGAGAAACCTGCGATGTCGGTCTCGCCAAAGGAGAACAGGTGCTGCGGCTTGAACTTGACGGTCTCGATATAGATTCGGTCGTAGCCGTCGGCAAAGATGATCTCTCCGATAGAAACACCCTTTCCGATAGCATCGAGGGCCTCGAACAGAAAGCTCTCAAAATCGCGAAAATAGTGTTTCAATGATTCGTCAACAAAATCGGCGACGCGGCGGTCATGGCGGCTGTCGGTCGCGGGAATGAGATTTCGATTTTTCGAGAGGACATTGTTCTTCCGAGTGTCGAGAGCCGAGAAAACGGCCGCATCTTTTTCCTCCATGTCCCAATATACGGCCATAGCGATCCAAGGGTTGAACTTGATCTGCTCCCAAGTCGCCGACGGATCGTCAGAATTGAACGCCGAGGACATGAACCGGTTGAAATTCTGGTACGCGCCAAGCTTGTCGCTCGCGAGTATCTCGGCAAATAGTTCGATGTTTTCTGCTGTCGTCATATTATCTCCCGAGAGCAACCTTTAACTCCGCCAGGCGGTGTTTGATCGTTTCGCAGTACGCAGGGCTGATCTCGCAGCCGATGCCGCGACGGCCGGCGATCATGCAGGCTGCGAGCGTCGTTCCGGATCCGCTGAATGGGTCGAGAATCGTGTCGCCCTCATTGCTGTAGCTGCGGACGAGCCACTCGACCAGCTCGAGCGGTTTTGCCGTAGGATGGAGCGAACGGCCGCGAACCTTGTTGCTGTATTTGAGCACCGATCGCGGATGATATAGATCCGTAGTCGATTCGACGGTACCGCCGAGCTGTGCTCCGTAGTGAACCGGTTTGCGTTTCGCCCCGCCGATCTTGTGCGGTTTGCCCTTGACCTTTTGAGGATTGTAGGTCGAGTTGCGGAAACCGACTCGTGTGAAAACGAGCACCTGTTCATGAGCTCGCAGCGGTCGCCGGTTGGCGTCGAGATGACCGACCGCCTGATCCTTTTCCCAGATCAGCTCGTAGCGATAGTCCTTAGGATTTGTGTTGATCAGCTCGTTCACAAATTTGCCTGAGGCAAAAACGATCATCACCGCGTTCAGCTTGCAGACTCGTTTCGCCTCGGTCCAAAATAGATCCCAGTCAACTTTCTTATCCCATGCGATCGACGTTGTGCCATACGGCGGGTCGGTCAACAGCAGGTCGATCGAGCCGGCCGGAATCGTCGGCAAGATCTCACGCCAATCGGCGTGGTGGAGAGTTTGGTTGTCGACGTCGAGTCTCACTCCTTTTCGTTTCTGGCTATGCTAGCGTTTGCCCACATCATCGCCTGTTCCAAGTTTGTGAACGCTAGGCTCTTTTCACGAGATTCGGGGCAGAGATCGTTAATCTGTTCAGCGAATTCGCGTGCGTAGTTTCGCAGTCTTCCGTACCTGATCTCCTGATCCTTGATCGGAGGGTGATATGAAAAATTGTTCTTAATCTGTTCGTCTGTCATGTCGACTCCAATAGCAGGCTGGCAGCCTGCGGTCCTAAAATCCTCTCATTGCGGCACTGCCGTTTCTGACTCCGGTCGACCGGTACTCGATGAGGCCTGCCATCTCATTCATGCCGATGTGATCGGCGGACTCGATCGCGTCGATCGTGTCGTCGTAGCTGCCGGCCGGAAAATCCTCGTACTCTGAAAACCACTCCGGTCGTCGTGTCTCGTCAGCCCAGCGATCGGGAAACCGAACTCCGCCGGTTTCGCAGCGGATCGAGTGCCGCTCGAGCCGGGCCTCTTTCTCGGTCGTATGGAGCAACGTGCGGACGCGGATATCGATCCCGCGACGCCGCAGCTCGTCCTGGAAGTTCTCGCCCAGGATGTCGCCAAATGCGTTCTCCTCGATCCAGAGCTCGACGGGATGTTGACCTTTCGCCGCCTCGATCCACCACTCGACGACCTCGGTTTTGGCAGCGTTCGGCGTGAGGCGTTTGCGGAAAGCGTTCTGCAAATAAGTGACGCGTGCCGTCGGATCGACGAGCACGTCGGCAAAGCCGGAGAAGTCGCTCTTTTTTCGCCCCTTGCCTTTTTTGCCTTTCGACGGATCGACATACAGGACCCTGAATAGACGTTTGTCCGCGATCTCGCCCGCCGGATAGTAAACGAACTCGTTCGGTTTGAATATCTGCGTCGATGGATCACGCGGATCATTCATGTACTCGGCCCCGAACTGGGTCGGCCCGAGCAGGTCGCGAGTTTTGAGAAGCTTTTCGACGGTGAACCTTTCCGGCCACGCGGAAACCCACTCGCCGTCCGGGCCGCGATGCATGACCGGAAATCGGATCGAGGTGAAGAACCTCTGATCGTCGGAATTCGTTTTGCGAACAGCTCGAGCGATGACGCAATCGAAGTGAATGATCGTGCCGATCACTACGATACGTCCGATCTTTGGATCACGAGCCGGCTCGACGGCCGAGATGACCCAGTTCCATGCTTTCTCACGCTGCTCTTTTGTGATGACGTTCTCGTCATTATCGAGATCGTCGAGGATGATGTGCGTAGGGCGTTTGGTGCCGAATCGCCGGCCACGCATTTTGCCGCCGCGACCGATCGCATCGACGCGGACACGATTTGCCGTTATGATCTGTCCCTCACGCCAAACGGCTCGGCCGTCGTTTCGCTGGACCAGTTCGGCAGAACGCCATACGCCCTGGTCGGGTTTAAGGTCGCCGAAATCGGCACGTATCTTTTCGTTGAATGCCAGCTCGTCTTTGAGATCCTCGAGCTGCGAGGCAGACTGACCAACAGTGTCGCTGCCTATAATAATATAGGGATCGAGCCCGTGGCAGATTCGACGGAGGCAATCGAACAGGATCGCGAATACCGATTTGGCACCGCCGCGAAATATGCAGATGGCCAGAAGCCGCAAATGCTGGTCGCCCTCGAACACCTCAATGCCGAGTTCCTCGGTCCAGCGTTCTAGGTCGGTGGTCGTGTAATCCCCGACGAGAAGCCGATCGAGAACGTGGTGGTATGCAGGCGTCTCGGATTCAAAAAAATGCGGCAGATATGTCCGGCCAAATTCGAGCGGAGAATTGCGGGTTCGTTCGAGACGTTCCTCAAGTGTGCCGTCCTCGGGTCCGAACGCAGAGCGACCGGCAGCCAATTCGTCAGCGGCAACCTGTGCGGCCGCTCGACGCTGCTGGATCTGTTCCGTCGCCGCTCGTGCAAGCTCGCGGAACTCATCCTTCGTCATTGGCTGTTTGGGTAGTTTCATTTAGCAGTATCTGCAAGCCGGTCCTCGATGGCTGCGAGTACGTCCGGCGATCGCCGCGTAAGTGCATCGACGACGTGCGGTTCGTGCTCGGCAATGACGGCTAGGACGATGCTCCAGACCTCGGCACCGATGGCCAGTTTGTCGACGCGGACCGCAGCTTCGCGTGCGTGTTTCTCACGCTCGAAATCTAGCTTCGCCTGATTCAGAGCGATCTGCTCACGCTTGATCTTTAGCCGTTCGTCTTCTTGGCGAAGGCCAAGCAGTTTGACCGGATCGGCGGAAACGAGATCTCGCTCGTTCGTGAGCAGATGATCCTCGAGGTTTTGGATCGTCGCGGCATACCGATCGTTGTCAACGTCGATGCCGGCGGTCTTGAGTTCCTCGACGAATGAGCGAACCTGAAACCGCTTTAACCGATATCGTTCGGCCAGCTCGTTGCCGGCTTTGTTACGCCAGGTGTTTAGGCTCGATTTTGGGAGCGGTCGTGAAAACTGTCGCTCGAACGCCGCCGATATCTCGCGATCGGTCGCACCGGCAAGAATGGCGCGTATGACGAAATCGAACTGATCGTCGGGCAGTTTGTCCACCGTACTTTTGCGTCCCATACATAACCTTTAACCAACGCGCGTAATACCAGCCTCGTCGAAGACGCCTTCCTGAAAATTGATGCCGCGTGTCGTGATCGATGCGGCGAAATGATCGTCGAGTTCACCCTCGCTGTCGCAATAGCGTTGGATCAGTTTCGCTTGTTCGACGGAGTTGAGTTCGGAATCAGCTCCGACTGGAAAGACACGAATGAGTTTTGGGCCGCGAAGAAAATCGAGGTCCTCGGCGAGGCGCCGTGCCGATACAGGGTTGTTGTGCTTATCGAGCAGAAAGATCAACGACGAAAACTCAACCGGCTTTGGAGAGCTGATGTACAGAAAATGCAGGATCAGCCCGCGGCGTCGGTTAGTCGCGTTTTGACGCAACTGCTTTGGGTCTATGAGAGCCATAAATTCCGTGTTCCTTAATGGTCGTTTCCATCGAATCCATACGATCAACAAGCACATCTACGGTTTCGGAAAGCCTGTTCGTATCCTCGTTGTTGACGCGTTGAAGGATAAGCAAATTGTCTGTGGTCTTTCGCTGTTCGACCGCAATGTGATTGAGCGTTCCGCCCAGCGAATCAATCGCGCCGGCGAGCTGGCTTTGTGCATTGGCACTCTGGAGAATCGCCGTCGAGATCTGTCCGGAGACCTTTGCCTCTTCGGTTCGAACGTCAAACTCGCGAGACTTAACGTCTCGCCAGGTCGGAAGCACTTTAAGCAAGAAGCCGAGAAACACGACAACCAGCATCAGCACCGCTCCGGCGACGCCCCATTGCGAAAAATCGCCCGCAGACTGTAAAAGCAGCAGCGGCATACGGATCACCCATTAAGAAAGACCTTGTATGCCATCGTCGCCAGACCGAAGATCTGAAGGCCGGCTTGCGGAATGGTGTCCCACGAGATCGGCCCGCCGGTCAACAGCAGCGAAATGACAACTGCAAGAGCGGCGGCAACAAACGACAAGGTGAATGCTAAGAACGCCGCGGCGACGCCAAGCACTCCTGTCTGACGCTTTATCCACTGGGTGACACCTATCGTGACGAGTGCGCCGGCCAGCATCGTAACGATGCTCTCGGGCGTAAAAAATGAAAATGAAATGAAAGCGAAGAACGCTATAGCTAAAGTTGTGAACATGATCTTCTCCTTAAAGAAGGGAGCAGAGCTTTCCGCTCCCTTTTGCAATTTTCGGTAGGTATCCGTAATGACTATGGGTTAAACAAACTGACTGCCGGAACGAGCCACAAAGAGCACCTCAGACACGGCAAGCGGCGATTTGTATTGTTCCCTTTCAAAGCGAGCGTTCTTCAAACTGCGTTCCTCATATACCGGTGGTCCGCTGGCTGATATAGCTCTATTAGATCGATCGCCGATGATCACGACTGAAACTCGAGATCGAGCTGCAGTCGATCGGTCAGCGACGTCAGACGAATAGGCACTGTCGAGATACGAAGCAGCCAGCTCCTGAACATTCGCGACTTGCCGAGTCGCAGCCGCTGGTGTTGCGGTGTCGATTTGTTCAATGGTAGAGATGGATGCAATCTTCTCGGGTGGGTCGGAAACAGAAGCCGCGAACGACGTTACCGAAAAGGTAGCGACGATCGCGATCAAAATTGAGATGATTCGTTTCATTTTTTCTCCTTGGTTAGAATTGAGCCGGGGAAGACAAAAATCGCCCGGCTCGGAAATGCCGCTCTTGCGACATGTCTATTTCCCAAACAGTCTGGCTCTTGTTGCTGGACCGACGATGCCGTCAGCTGTGAGCTTGTTGTTTGCCTGGAACTTTTTGACGGCCGCGACCGTTTTCGGGCCGTAAATGCTATCTGCGTCTTTGCCAGCTAATAGATCCCGATTGACAAGTTGGACCTGGACCTGTCGAACGTCATCGCCTCTGTCGCCCTGTTTCAGCAGACGCGGACCTGATGCGGTGGTCGGGGTCGCTGCCGATGGAGTTGATGGTTTTGCAGTCGCTCCCGAGATCTGTTTCATGGCGGCGTCCCACGACAGGTTCTGTGGGTTGTATTGGTAGTGCCAAAACTCGCGACGGTTGTAATTCCTCTCCCAACCAGACCATGCGGGTATCCGCTTGAAACCAACCGTCTCCGCAGCTAATGTGAAATCGAACAGCCAGGCAGACACGTTGTAGCCGCGGTAGTCTCGAACGGCTCGACGGATGCCCATCGTTCCATCCTGTTTTGCACAACGCAGATAGGTTCGAAAATACTGCTTGCCGCCGCGAGGCTCGGAAACGATCACGAGTGCGGACGACGTCTGATCGTAATCAAATGCCCGGCCGGTTTTGTGCCAACTCTGATCGGCGACGCCGTCCTTTGAGGTTTTGAAATTTGCCGGCCGGAAGATGTCGCCGCATTTTGCGAGGAAATCGAAACCGACAGCATCACGGACTTGCGTCCGGAGCCGATCGAAAACCTCAGCTGCCTCGCGGTGCATCTTCGGCGTCGGAGCATTTACACCTTTTAATTGAACTAGGTTTGAACTCATGTTGCATGAACTCCCAAAACGCAAAAAAGCCCACGATCCTGTTGGATCATGGGCTTCACAGAGCCTCTAATAATTTTTGTTTAACTTGCGGCTCTCAGGCCGTCGTTTGTACCGATACCTACTCTAAATCAGATACGGAATAATCGCAAGCTTAATGTCGAAAACAGACTTGACTAACCTCGCGAACAGAGCGAAGGTGTGTCACATGAAATACAAAGTGATCGCCAAATTCATTTCACCGGCGAACGCAAGGAGCTTTGCATTCCGTGCATCAGAAACTACTGGACGATCGCGCCCGATCACTATGGGCGACGACCAATTATTCTGGGTAGTGACAATGGCGGACGGTGAAAAGCTTGTTTATGCCGGATACGAAGAACTCAAATACTAACTTATGAAACAGGAACAGCACCAATGTCCGTACTGCAAGTCCCCCGTCGAGCAGACCAACCTCAAGCGTTACACAAATGGCATCATGCCGATCTTCTTGAACGATGGTTGCGAATTCTGTCAGCCGCTACCGATAGAAGAGGTCGCCGCATACGACTCGGACGACTAGCTCAATCCTTCAATGGTTCGCGGCGATAGCCAGAGGCTCTCAACGCGCCTGATCCCGCCATTCGCCGTTGCCTCGGTATCTATCCTCTGCCACCCACGCCGTTCGTAGATCTCTTCATATAGATCACAAGCATATCCGCTGACAACCACCGTCCCCTTGACATCATTTACAACCTCCGCGATCTCACGATGGTCATCGTCGTCCAGCTCGTGGGCATAACGCTTTTTGTCGGTCCGCGTCGAGGAGACGTACGGCGGGTCCAAATAGAACAGAGTGTCCGGTGTGTCCATATCACTGATCAGCCTTACTGCTTCGCGGTTCTCGATCTGGACGTTGGAGAGGCGTTTTGCCGCTTCGTAAAGCGTCTGGGGTTTGACGGTAGATGCGGGGGAGCATTTGCTCTTATGCCGTCGAAAGTTCGACGCGATCGCGCGGGTGCCGCCGTGCATGCTCATTCTGAGCCGGAAATAAAGCCGCCGGGCACGCTCGAGCGGATCGGTCGCCGAGTGAAGACAAAGCTCGAACTCTGCCCGTGACCATGGCGTAAGACGGATCACCCGAATGAGTTCGTCAACTCGATCGCGCAGGACGCGGAAGAAGTTGCAGACATCGCCATCCAGATCATTGTATGTCTCAACTGCAGAGGGCGGCTTTTGCAGCAGGACGGAGCCGCCGCCGCCGAACGGCTCGACGTAAGAAACGTGAATAGGAAAATGCGAGATTATCCAACGCGCAAGGCGGAACTTGCCGCCGTAATATTTGAGAACAGGGTTTGTGATCATAAGTGCCTCGAAACACGTCAAAGGCACACACACTAGCGTGGAGTAGGGGGAGATTGTCAAGTATCAATTCACACTACCGCCGCACGTGATTTTCCGCTAAACTAAAGCTAATGAGCAACACATTGTGGAGGTGCAAGATGTTTGCAAAGGAACTGAAGTTCTTTATCAAGAATCAGTCGAAGTTGGTACAACAATACAGGGGTAAATATTTACTCATCCATGGTGACAATGTCATTCAGGCTTTCGACACAGCCTTGGAGGCCTATTTAGACGGCAACGAAAAATTTGAGCCCGGAAAGTTCATGATCCAACCATGTCTTCCAGGTGCCGACGCGTACACAGTCTCCATTTCATCGGCCATCACTATATTTGAGCACAAATGAAAGGCAGGCCTATTCCCAACTTCCACGCCTTGACCAATTCTTATCCCGGCATAGTAAACCGCATCATTACTCGTGCGGGCATGAGCGTCGCATTTGATCCCAAGAACCCGCCAGCGAACCCTTTAAGATATGAAACCGATGCTTTGTGGGATACCGGTGCGACCTCGTCTGTGATTACCTCTGATGTAGTGAAAGCCCTTGGTCTGATGCCTATCGGTAAAACGATCACGAATCACGGAGGCGGTCAATCTGAGGCTCTGAGGTATATTGTGAACCTGTTTCTGCCGAACGGCGTTGCATTTCCCGGAGTACCGGTGATCGAATTACCGGAGGTCGTGGATAATTTCGGAATCATCATCGGGATGGACGTGATCGCGTCGGGTGATTTTTCGATAACGAGTTTTAGGGGAAAGACTTGTTTTTCATTCCGAATTCCCTCACAGGGTCGTGTTGATTTCGTAAAAGATTTCAACACGCAGCTTAGGAATGCCGTTG